TTTTCGCGGATGTTTTCAAAACCGAAACCCTTTTGAAACCGGTATCGAGCAAGGCTGTTGAAATCGCCATGGCAAAAAACGAAGAATTTGCCAACGCGGTTGAATGGGCGCGGACGGTGACGCCAGGAAAACCATCGGTCACTTACAGCAGGATCGATGACATACCATTTTAAGGGAGGTGATCAATGACTTTAAACCCAATCACAAGCAACTGTTCGAATCGCATCGTTGCCATTGTCGTGAGTAGATACGGCATGGGGAAAACATCCCTCATCCGCACCATCTTCGGGCAGGAATATCTCCCCGGATCCGGATGGACCGAGGTTAAGACTGACGGCGACAAGGTGTGCGTTCTGGCGGCGGAACCCGGGCTCCTGGCGGTAAAGGATCTCGTGGATGCCGGACTGATCGAGGGATACGAGATCAGGTCCCTGGCGGAGTTCAAGGAGGCATATCAGCTCCTTTTATCGGTTCAGGAGATGAAGGAACGGTATTCATGGATATTCATTGATTCTTTGTCGGAGATATCCGAGCGCTGTTACGAGTCCATGAAGGAGAAATATCCCAGCAGGACGGATTCTTTCAAACTGTGGGGCGATTATACCGACATGATGAAGATGCTGATCAAGGGGTTTCGGGACTTGGCCGACTACAACATTGTTTTCACGGCGCTGGAAACCGTCGATAAGGATGAAAACAACATCCGGTACATATCCCCGGCTGTTGCGGGAAAGGACCTCAAGGAAAAGCTCCCCAGCTATTTTGACGAGGTCCTCTACATGAGCGAAATCATCGACGAGAATGGTATCCAGCACCGTGTCATTTACACACAACCGTCCGGAAAATATCCGGCGAAAGACAGATCAGGGAAATTGGGCGCTATAGAAAAGCCAAATTTATTGACAATTAAAAACAAGATATTAGGAGGTTAAAGCATGGCACTATTAAATAAAGACCTGTCTGAGCATGATGCGCAGATGGGGTTCGGGGTATTGCCGGCAGGGTGGTACAGGGCAAGGGTGATCGACTCTGAGATCAAAGATGGACCGAAAGGGAATTACATCAACTGGACATACGAGATCGTCGGGAAACCTAACCGGATATGGGATGTGATGTCTTTATCCAACAGTGTTTCCATGAGCCGCTTGAAATCACTCGCGGTCGCCTGCGGGCTTCACAATCCTAACTTTATCGCCGACACCGAAGAACTGCACGGCAGAGAATTCATGGTAAGGCTGAAAATCGAGGAAGACGAAAACGGACAGTATGAACCTAAAAACAAAGCGACGGCCTTCAAGGCTGTCGAGGAATCTTGCGTAAAACCTGTGTCATTTCAACAGCCCAGAATTGATGCTCACATCGCATCTTCTAAAACTTCAACCCAATCCCAACAACCGCGAATGCCATGGGAGAAATAATTCTACGGCAATATCAAAAGGATTGCCTGGACGCCATAGTCCGGGCAATCCCGAATGATAAGGACATCCTGTTCCAGGCGGCCACAGGTGCAGGCAAGACCATTATATTTTGCAGCCTTATAAAACACCTGTTAACTGAATGGCCGTACATCCGTATTGGTATCCTGGCACATCGAAGGGAATTGATCACACAAAATCGTGACAAACTTCTTTCGGTGTGGCCGGATGCCCCAGTAGGGATCGCGTGCACGAGCGTTACCAGTCAGGTCATTACCGAAACACCGGTCGTGATCGGAACCATTCAGACCCTGGTCCGCCGCATCGAAGATACCTCGCCGTTTGAGGTAATCATTATTGATGAGGCCCACCGGATCCCGCCGATTAATTTAAAATCCACATACCGGAAATGGGTCCTGGCCATGAGAGAGCATAATCCTAACGTGCGGATCATCGGATGCACAGCCACGCCGTTCAGGCTCGGCCACGGCTATATATTCGGCAAAGCCTGCAAGCCAGGGCATGACAACCTTTTTCCGAAACTGCACTATTCAATAGGTATCCGAGCGCTTCAGAAAGAGAACTATTTGTGTGAATATCACGCGATGGAAGCAGAGGACGTATCTGATGACCTCAAAAATGTCAGAGTTTCCGGAGACTACAACCTCGGAGATCTGTCGAATGTTATGAGCCGGCCTGTCCATTTGGGATCTGCTGTGTCCGCGATACAGAAATATGCCGAAGACCGGAAACGGATTATCGTGTTCTGCTGCACAATAGACCATTCTGAAAAATTAGTGACTGCGCTAAAAAAAGAAAACATCGTATCCGCATATATCCATTCTAAAATGCCGATTCCGCAACGCGACATGATTTTAAAAGAGTTTGAGGCCGGCAGGATCAGGGTGCTGTGCAATATCGGCGTTCTCACCGAAGGCTGGGATTCCCCTGCTGTGGATTGCGTGCTTTTGTGCCGGCCCACAAAGTCTACTGGACTGTATGTGCAAATGGTCGGGCGCGGTTTAAGGCCGCATCCGGACAAGAAGAATGTGCTGATCCTCGACCTGTCGAGCAACTGCACCTATCACGGGGATCCCAATAACCCATCCGTAAAAATCGCAAATACTACAAATTATAATAAGCAAGCCCCGACCAAGATTTGTCCTGAATGTCAGACGATCCATTTTTTAGGTGTCAAGGAATGCAATGTCTGTGGGTATGTTTTTATTAAAGAACCTGAGGTTGACAATGGTTCAAAGCATATGCGCGACGTATCATGGATCAGGCATGAGGCTCCAATCGTTGTAACCGTCGAGCATATCGAGGCACAGGACTATATCAGTCAAAATGGCAATCGGATGCTCAAAGTGAGTATGCGGTGCCGGCGGTCCGGTGCGCTGATCCCTGTTTTTGTAAATCATTTTTTTGATTTCGAAGGGAACGGGTCCGACCGCGGGATGATTTTTTCAAGGCGCCTGTGGGAAAATCTCGCCGGAACAGATCCGCCGGAAACCGTAGAAGAGGCAAAAGAGCGTGAGCACGAATTGTTTTACGGAATTCCGGCACGGATTGAAATCAGAAAAAAAGAGAGATGGTGGAACGTAGAGTACTGGGGGATAAAGGCCTGGAACAAAGCAAAGGAGGAGAAACTGCATGGCATCCCTGAGGAATTACCGTTCTGATGACCGGATAGCCGTGGCCCTGGTCAACGACATGTACGCTGCGGCGGAGAAAGAATGTCAATCATCTAAAAAAAGAAACTATCTCGGCATGTCGGAGATCGGAAAGCCGTGTGACAGAGAGTTGTGGCTCAACTTTCGAGGATTTCCACAGGTACAGATAGACGGCAGAGTGCTGATGCTGTTTGAATTTGGCAATCTGATTGAAGAGCGGATCATATTTTGGCTTCGCGAGGCCGGGTACGATGTGTCGAATCAGCAACTGTCGTTCGAATCGTACAACGGATGGTTCAGGGGCCATTGCGACGGCACCATATCAGGAATTACGAAAAAAACCCATATCCTCGAAGTCAAATCCGCGAACACAAAGAAATTCGACTCCTTCAAGCGGTTCGGTGTCAGAAAAACATACCCTGTCTATTACAGCCAGGTGCAGTGCTACATGGGTTACAGCGACCTCGAAAGGGCCCTGGTGGTTGTTCAATGCAAGGATACATCCGAGATATATGCGGAACGGATATATTTCAACAACAGCGATTTCCAGGCTCTGCGTCAGCGGGCATACAACATCATCATCACAAATTCCATCCCGAAAAGACCATTCGATAAAGACTCATTCGAATGTAAATTCTGCAATCAGCGAATAACGTGTTATCACCCGGAGGTAACCCCAGTGGATATCAGATGCAATACCTGTCATTACCATGGATTCTGGCAATTGGAGCAATATTGCTGGCACCCAAAACACCCGTATAAGATTGAGGACACAAGTCTGAAATGCGACGACTGGACGGATATGTTTGAAAAACTGACACCAGGACAGAAATTGGAATATGAAAAAGTTAGATCAGATGAGCTCAAACAATTCCATGCTTAACACCGCGCTGGAATACCTCGAAATGGGGTTCTCCGTTATCCCGGTGAAACGATCGGACAAAAAGCCGTATCTCAAAAGCTGGAAGGAATACCAGAAACGCCTCCCGACAGAGGAAGAAATTGAAAGATGGTGGATGCTATGGCCAAATGCCAATATCGCCATCATCACCGGCAAGGTTTCCGGGATTATTATCGTGGATGCCGACGGTCCGGTTGGAATCCAATGGATGGCCGACAACCTGCAGAAAACAACGGTCTATAATCAAACATACAAGGGCGTGCATGGCGTATATAAAAATCCGCAGAACGCTGTTATTAAAAACATGGTGCGCCTAGCACCGGAGGTGGACATCCGCGGGGAGGGCGGATATTTTATTTCGCCGCCGTCGGTGCATCAGAGTGGCCATGTCTATAAATGGGTTTTTCTTCTCGATGGATGGGCCGACCTTCCGGAATACCAGCCCCCGTCGTCCATCGGAAAATCCGACAAGAAAAAAACCGGGAACCTCAATATAGACCTGTCCCGGATTGCATCAAAACTTGACACCAACAAAATAGAGGCAGGGATCCCTCAAGGAGAAAGAGACAACCTCTTGTTCAGAGAAGCCTGCCGTTTGCGCGGAAAAAACCTGACCCTGGAAGAGGCGTGGCTCCTTTTAAAATCGTTCGCTGATCGGTGCGATCCGCCGTTTACGGAAAAAGAAACACGGACAAAGCTATCCCAGGCATGGAAATACGAGCCTGACGATCCCGAAATTGGCGCTTCTATCGAATGCTTCGATCTCAACCCTGCGAAGCTGTGTGAAAAACAGCCCGAAATTCCAGAAACAATCTTAAAACCCGGTGGCCTGCTGCAGGATATCATGGACTATATCGATGTCAGTTCCGCGGCTGCCGTGCCGTATTTTGCCCTGGCAGCTGCGATAGCCCTCGTCGGGAATATCCTCGGGCACCGTGTGATGACCGAAACCGGCCTCCGGACCAATATGTACGTCATAACCCTTGGGTATTCCGGATCAGGGAAGAGCTCGCCTGTCGGCGCTCTCAAAAATATCCTGTTACGATCATCGGCCGTCAATACCATCGGCATTACCGAACTGACATCTGCACAGGCCATATTCAAGGAATTGTCGCTGGAAAACAAACGGGTCACGCTGATGCTCCTGGACGAGATCGGGCTGGTTTTAAGCGGCCTGAAAAGTCCGAACTCGCCGGCAAGGGAGGTGCCCAGGCTGCTGATGAAACTGTTTTCAAACACCACCGGCATCGAACGGAAGGCATTTGCCGCAAATGA